AAAAGCAGCCCGCATGCCCGCCTTTTTTGAACATGCAAACACAAACCTACCCCAGTACGCTTAGTTTTCATTCAGAAAAACTAGAGAAACTGGTAGAGGATTTAGAATCCAAGTTCGCTTGGTATCCTGTCCACCCCAAGGAGGACTTAGCCTCCATCATGTATCGCTCCGGACAACAGGAAGTGGTGCAGTATATAAAATCTATTTTAAACGAAGATAATGTGTCTATTTAGATCAAACCCAACACCTATGCCTACACCAGCTCCTATACAACCAAGGCAGCCTGACGTAGTGCAAGCATCAAGACTACCTAGCAAGAAAGACTTAGTAGATCCTGATGAAGTAGCAGGCGTAGAGTACGGTACAACAGCTAAGACTGCTCCAAGAGGAACAGCTAAAAAGACTGGTACTGATGCTCTTAAAATTAATATTAATACTGGTACAGCCGGTGGTACAACAGGTGGTATGAATGTATAAGGCAAAGGAAAGATACAATAAACTGTCATCAGGTAGAACTCAGTTTCTAGATATGGCAGTCGAATGTTCTGAACTTACCTTACCATATCTTATACAAAGAGACGACAACTTTAAAGGCAAGCGGACGCTGCTACAACCATGGCAGTCAGTCGGAGCCAAGGCTGTCGTTACTTTAGCAGCCAAGCTTATGCTGGCTACACTACCTCCACAGACTAGCTTCTTTAAGCTACAAGTACGAGACGATAAACTTGGAGAGACACTTGACCCACAGATGCGTACTGAGCTAGACTTATCATTCTCAAAGATAGAGAGATTGATAATGGATTTCATAGCCGCATCTAATGACAGAGTTGTCGTACACCAAGCACTAAAACACCTGATCGTTGGTGGTAATGCACTTATCTTTATGGGTAAGGATGGTCTAAAGACTTATCCTCTATCAAGGTATGTTGTAAACAGAGACGGTAACGGTAATGTTATAGAAATACTTACCAAAGAGCTAATTAGCAGAAAGGTTCTGGGGATTGCTAAACCTCCAGAGGAACAGGGACCGAACAGTAATGACCTTGGTCCAGATGAAGACGACGCTGAGGTATACACCTGTGTTAAAATGGATGAGAACAGCGGTAGCTGGAGATGGCATCAAGAAGTGGACAACATGATCCTTGAAGGTAGCCAAAGTTCAGCACCGAAGAACGCCTCACCATGGTTAGTGCTTCGATTCAATACAGTAGACGGTGAAGATTACGGACGTGGTAGAGTAGAGGAATTTATTGGAGACTTACGTAGTCTTAATGGATTAGCTCAGGCTCTTGTAGAAGGAGCTAGTGTAGCAAGTAAAGTTATCTTTCTTGTATCACCTTCATCAACCACAAAACCACAGACGTTAGCCAAAGCTGGTAACGGAGCTATCATACAGGGTAGACCAGAAGATGTAGGAGTCGTGCAAGTTGGTAAGACGGCAGACTTCAGTACAGCAGCACAGCTGTCAGCACAGATAGAAAAAAGAATACTCGAAGCTTTCTTAGTTATGAATGTAAGAAATGCAGAGAGAGTCACAGCTGAAGAGGTACGCCTTACACAGCTAGAGCTAGAGCAATCCCTCGGCGGACTGTTCAGCTTACTAACGGTAGAGTTTTTAGTACCCTACCTCAACAGAACTCTGTTAATACTACAGAGATCTAACCAGATACCAAGACTACCTAAAGATGTCGTTAGACCTAAGATCGTAGCTGGTATCAACTCACTCGGTAGAGGACAGGACAACGAGAGCTTGACTAGATTCATGGGCACAGTAGCTCAGACTCTAGGACCAGAAGCACTCATTAAATTTGTCAACCCATCTGAAGCTATACAAAGACTAGCAGCAGCACAGGGTATAGATGTACTCAACCTAATCAGAACTCCAGAACAACTACAAGCAGAGCAGCAGAAGCTTATGCAGATGCAGGCACAGAAGTCACTCGTTGATCAGACAGGACAGATTGCAGGCACACCACTGATGGACCCACAAAAGAATCCACAGATAGCAGAGCAAGCATCAGCAGCTATTGAAGGTTTATCTGGAGCCCCAGTACCACCACAAGAATAGAATGGCAGAAGAGAACACATTTACAGTAGATACAACAGTACCTACAGAAACACTCACCGATAACCTAACGCCAGACGAGCAAGACTCTCTGGCTGTTGGTGAGAAGATTGTTGAAGAGCAAGAACAACTACTAGCTGGTAAATATAAATCAGCTGAAGAGTTAGAAAAAGCATACAAAGAACTAGAAGCAAAGCTCGGTGACAAACCAGAGCAAGCTGAAGCAGAACCTGAGTCAGAACCAGAACCTACTACCCTATCTGATAACGCTAATATAATTACATCAGCATCGGACGAGTACTATCAAAACGAGGGTAAGCTATCACCTGAGACTCTACAAAAGTTTCAGAGTATGTCTAGCCAAGACTTGGTTAACGCATACCTAGAAGTAACAAAGAGTCCTGATTGGCAAGCACAGCCTCCATCTGAAGTATCTGATATATCTGACACACAGATAAATGAGGTAAAGAACGCAGCAGGCGGCGAAGCAGCTTACACTAACATGGTGCAATGGGCTGGTCAAAATTTAGACGAACAATCTATTGCAGCCTTTGACCAGATTGTAAATACTGGTAGTATAGATGCTATCAGGTTTGCAGTTAAAGGATTGAAGTCACAGTATGATGCGTCAAATGGAGTAGAAGGAGCAATGGTACAAGGTAAAGCAGCACCTAACAGAGGTGACGTGTTTCGCAGTCAAGCAGAGCTAGTCCAAGCAATGAATGACCGAAGGTATGATAACGACCCTGCCTACAGGCAAGATGTTATCGAAAAACTAGACAGATCAGATTTAGGATTTTAATTATGCCACAAGGAAAAGGAACTTACGGAAGTAAAAAGGGTAGACCCCCTGCTAAGAAAGTGTCAAAGGGGCTAGCCGCACTCGCAAAAAAAAGACCAAAGGTTGCGGCTGCAATCATGAAAAATAAAAAGAAAAAGTAATGGCTAAAAAAGAAAAGGGAGGTCACTCTCCCTACGAACCATACAAACCAGCCCCCTCTGGTCCTTATACTCCAGCACCTAAACCTACGGAACCTGAGATAAGGCTTGCTAAAATGAAGAAGAGGAATCCTAATGGACCGAACGAAGCGTAAAGGATTAACGATAGCTAACTTATCTACTGATGGCGGTGGTGGGTTTCCTACAACTAGCGGTTATTTTGTCAATGATATTGGAGACGTTTTCAGAAATGATGGCGGCACACTAATTAAATTAGACACACCTAATGGTTATGACCCAGAATATCATGGGCAGATTATACCTCTAGCTAAACGTAAAAATAAAAGATCCGAACTACAGATAGCATAATGGCAGTCAAGAAAAAGAATGTCAGTCTCAAGATGGGCAAGCATAAGTCTCGCTCAGGTGGACTGACAGCAGCCGGTAGAAAGAAGTACAATGCTGCTACCGGCTCTAACCTCAAAGCACCACAGCCCGGAGGTGGTGCACGTAAACGTTCTTTCTGTGCTCGTATGAGTGGAGTAAAAGGACCGATGAAAAAACCAAACGGCAAGCCAACAAGAAAGGCTCTTGCCCTACGCAAATGGAAATGCTAACATGGCAATAACATACAACGAAGACGGCAGTCAATCACGCACTATTACAGAGAGGAAGCGTAAACTCGCCATGGATATCTTTCCTAAAAAGTTACCAAAAGATATCGAGGATCAACTTAATGAACCACAAGAACCAAAAGATGGTAAAAAGATCCTTAAAAGATTAATGAAAAAAATTAAGAAAGGACAAGTCTAATGGCAAAGCGAGGATTGTACGCAAACATTCACGCCAAGCGTAAGCGGATAGCCGCTGGCTCTGGTGAGAAAATGAGAAAGGTGGGTTCTAAGGGCTCTCCCACCGCCGCTAACTTTAAACGGGCAGCGAAAACAGCAAAACCTTACAAACGTAAAACTAAGAAAAAGTAAATGTCACCCGAAAACTTATTCGCAAATGAAACTCCACCAAGAGTTATCGAAAATTATCCAATTAACAAACATCCAATTATGACAAACGAAGCAGAAAGATTTAACGGCTGGGCAGCTATGCTCGGATTCGT